TTGAGTATAGAACCCTATTACCCTAATTTAGAAGCAGAATTTTCTAGAAAAGGTATTAAGAAAAAGCAAATTGCCGAACAATTAGGAATTTCAGAACGAGCATTTAGTAGTAAAATGACTGGCAAAAATGATTTTTGGTTATCTGAAGCATTTGCTATTTATTCATTATTTACTGATGTATCATTCACAGATTTATTTGCCCATAAATAAAAGAGCGAAGTACAAAACTTCGCTCAGCTGGTTAATTATTTTGTTTTTCTTCCGGTTCTAGTTTGTGATAATGCACTACCAGCAACAGATTTGCTAGTCTTACTACTACTATTGCTACGCAAAATCTTTGATGCTTTAGATGCAACACTTTTACTAGTCTGTTTAGTATTAGCCATAGTGTACCTCCTTTCTTAAATTATAGATATATTATACTATATATAGAAATTTAAGTCAAGGAACCACTACATAAAATACTATATATCGATTGTGCATTATTCATAAGGTGTAGTAGTAGAATTACAAATTTAGTTCAAAATATTTCAACTTTTGGGTAAAGTGAATTTGTAGGTACATTAGAAATATTGTTAATAATACACAAATCTTTCTTTTTTTATTATATTAAGGAGGTGAATATAATGCCTAATGAAACTGCATTTAATTATAGTAAATTAAAAGGTAGGATTAAAGAAAAGTGTGGAACTTGTTTTAACTTTGCCAAACAGTTAGGTTGTTCAAACAACACTTTATCTGCGAAAATTAACAACGCTAGTGATTTTTCTCAAACAGAAATTATAAAATCAGTAGATATTTTAGATTTAAAGGTAGAAGATATTTCCACATATTTTTTTACTCCAAAAGTTTAGTTTTCTAAACTTTTAACCTAACAAAAAACTGAATAGAGTGTGTTTCTATCCAGCTATTGCCCAAATTTGTTTACCCAATATTTCTTGCAGGTTTTCACCACATATCAACACACAATATGTTTCTATCAGAAATGTTATTGCTTTGGCAGTATTGGTTCTGCACTAATAGCCTATATGTCAACAACCTTTTAAGGAACACTTTTTGAGGTGGGCATTTTTACGAGTGCCACTCTAGAGTTTACGTGGTCCACACTTAACGCCTCAACAGTTGTTTCACCCCTAAAACATGGGAACTGGCAAATTCAAAAGTTTGGTCAAAAAGACCAGCTCCTTTCTATGCCAATAGGCTAGTCTAATGATACAAATATTTTTGTATTTTGTCAAATAAATTTGGGATAAAACAATGTAAATCAACTGTCCATAATTGGGACTTATGAAAGTAGGTGAAAGAATGGATGATAATATTCTACCACATATTCTAATTGTATTGTTGGTATTGCTGGTGTGTTGCACGATCGTACAAAATTTTATCATGCAGGACACAATTAATGAGCAAAAGGATACTATAGCCATTATGCAGGACACTATAGACACCCAAGAAGACACTATAGCAACTATGCAGGAAATTATAGATATTCTTGAAGAAAGTAGGTGAGAAATTTGGAACTAGTCGGGATAATATTACTTGTATTAGTTATTGTACTGATTGCAAGTTTTATAACTGCAAAAATAATAGCCGTCCATTTCTTTAAGATAATAGACGACTTTTTGACAAGTTATGAAAATAATATTATGGATTTGATTCGTTGGGCAAAGGAGAAAGACAAACATCAATAAAGGATTCTCCTAGTGGAGTGATTTGTGCATATCCTTTATTGAATGCTAACTTATTATTTTCTCCTTTGCAGTGATTAATTTTATCAAATTCTTCTTTTAAGCATTTGTAATATTGTGTTTCAAAAAAGGGTTTATAGTAATCATCATTTGATAAATGCCCACTATATATAGTTTCTATTAAACCTAATCTACTAAGAGATGATATTGAAACATTTTGTAAATCTATATCATCACAGTTTGGATTACTAATAAATAGGTATGAAGTAATCAATTTACTGCGATTTTTATCATCAACAATTTTTAATTGTAGAATAGGATATTGAATTTTAGTTTGAAAAAGTTTGAGATTTTGAGCATCTAATGGTGACATTTGTTTGATAATTTCTGCAAATGAAGGATGAACTTTAGTGGCCATACGATTATCCATTGAATTCACAATTAATTTTTCAAACATGTTTCTGATTTCTCTTTCATCAAGGTAATACTTTGAAGTATCAAGTGCCGGCAAGATGATAGATTCTTTAGGTTCTATTTGATTTTTTTCAGGAATATTATCAACACTATCGGCTAGGGTCTTTTTAAATTCTTCAAGATTCTTTTTACGGATAAGCCTACTTTTTTCAGCTTTTTCATGAAGACCACCAAAACATAAATCGCATAGGTCTCCTAAAGCAGTACCAAAAGACTTGCAAGGTGGATTAGTAAGATTTTTAGCTTGTTCAGTATTAAGAATATTAGAAACAGGGTCAATATTAGGAATATCATTTTTTGACATAATATCTTCCTTTCTTTTAAATATTTCTCTTTCATTTTATAGCTTTTTGATGAAAATTACAAGAATACTGAAAAGTTTTATTGAAAATGTGAAGAAATTAAAAGAATAGGACAATCAAGGCACAACATAACTTTTAGTGAGGTGATGAAATGGCAAAAGAGTTAGCGTATAGGGTATGGGTTAATGATGGTGGTAAGCAGGTGTTGTGGGCAGAAAAGGACCACAACGGCAACAAGACCAATCATCTAACCAAGGAACAAGAACAATGCTATATTAATGGCATATGTTCAAGAATAAGTCAGGGTATGACTGACTATGTGAATAACCATCCTGATTCAGTACTACTGAATTAGGCAAAAGAAAGGAAGTGAAAAAAGTGGGAAGTTTCACTATTGCAGTTATCATACTGGCATTTGTACTTCTAGTCCTAGGTGTTATAGGTTGTCTGAATAAGGCTCACACAGATAATACCAAGTGGCTACAGAATAGCTGGAATGAAGTGATGAACGAACAAAGGCATTTGCTAGAAATGATTAGGGAAAACCAAAATCAGATAGTAAGACTGCTAAGAAAGTTGGAGGAAAAGGACAATGAAAGAAAAGATTAAAGCAGTAGGATTGGCAGTATCAATAGTGGTTACAATCATTGTTTCCTTAGTGCTACATATCAATCTGATGTCAAAGCATGGTGGTTTCTTACTTCTTCCGTTTCTCTACTTTGGTTTTGTGTACATTATGCCACGCATATTGTCTGATATTTTAGCAGACTTCAAAGTTGCATACAGTAGGGAAAACCTCTGTATAACTAAAGACGATTATCAGACAAAGTGTTTTGAAGAGGCACTAGGCACAAAACCGGAAGAAGTTGAACACATTGTTGAGGGCAAAGAAGTATGAACACAAAGTACATTTTTCCGTTGCTATTAATAGCACTTGATGTAGGTGCTGCAATAGTCTATGGCATCAACAAAGACATCAGAATGGCAACATATTGGATTGCAGCTGCAGTTCTTAATATATGTGTGACCTTTTAGGGGGTGGACTGGTTATATTAAATCTTTTTTATCATTATATAATTAATGGCAAAAATAAAAGCCACTAGAGAACTGCAATTCCCTAGTGACCTGAAAGGTGTTCCTATGACGGAACATATTAAAGTAAACTAATTTCATTTTAGATTATCTAAAGTGAAAAGTCAAGGAGGAATTGAAAAATTGGAACAGATTACTTTATCTGAACAACATAAAAGGGCTGTTGAACTTCATCAGAAGATTATTATTTCTGCTAATCTGGCTCAGCAGAACTTATGGGATATGTGTACTTCTCTTAAGTTAATGAGAGATAACAAACTGTATAAAGAGTTAGATTATTCTAACTTTGAGGACTACTGTGAGAATGAAGTGGGTTTTTCAAGAATGCAAGCTCATAAGTATATTTCTATTGTAGAAAATGTAAATACTGAAAATGTAAACTCGAGTTTACATTTAGGAGTAACTAAACTATCATTACTTGCCTCTGTAAGCCAATCACAACAGGCTGAAATAGCCGAAAAAGTTGACCTGGAAAGCATTTCAGTACGAAAGCTAAAGGAAGAAATAGAGACTTTAAAGGCTGAAAAACTTGCAGAGAAAGAAAGTCTTGAACGAAAGAACAATGACCTTAAAAGGGTAGCTGACGAAGTAACAGAGAACAACTCTAAATTAGAGAAAGACTTGTTTTCAGCAAGGAAAAAGCTATCGGTTGCTACTGCCGATAAGGAGTGGTTGCAAAAGAAGATTGATGACCTGGAAAGCCGACCAATAGAAGTTGCAGTTGCCGAAACATCAGACAATGAAAGAAGACTTCAAGAAACAATCAAGTCCCTTGAAAGAGAGAATATCAAGAGGAATGAAGAACTTGAAAGACAGTATCGAGAAGATGAGCAGACAGTAAGAAGAATGCTTGAGAAAGAAAAGCAAGATGCACTTGATGATTTAACCGAAGAATATGAGAGCAAAATCAAGGACCTTCAGTCAAAGTCAAGGGTAAAGCAGTCAGACGGTACAGAGGCTTTTCAAGTGTGGAAACTGGTAGCAATGAAAGCATTAAGTAATATCCACAGAATTATTCTTATGAATGGAAGTAACAGACAAATGCAGAATATTTTTCACAGAGAAGTTTGTGAAATCAATGCTAAGATAGATGGCATTTTTGCAGAATGTAAATAATGAAAATGTGCAATCGATTGCACATTTTGAACATTGAAAACTAGAAAACAGGAGGAAGTAAAATGTCAAAACTTTATGAACTGTCAACAGATTTTCAGAATCTATTTGATATGTTTGAAGAAATTAATAACTGGTCACCGGACACAGACGCAGATGGACAACCTATTGACAGTGAGGGCAATGTAATTGAAAACCCTACTGCATACAAGGTGCAAATGCTTAACGGTTGGTTTGATACCCTAGAAGGTATTGAGGGTGAATTTGAAATGAAAGCAGAGAACATTGCTGCCTTTATCAAGTCACTAAAGGCTCAGTCAGACATTCTTAAGAATGAGGAAACTGCACTTAAGAAACGCAGAGACACTAAGGATAGACAGATTGAAAGTCTAAAGACTTATCTACTTAATCAGATGAAAGCAATAGGCAGAAAAAAGATTGATATGCCTAAGGCAGTTATCTCAATTCGTAACAATGCACCTTCACTTGTAGTTGATGATGAACTTGAATTGATTAATTGGGCAGAAGAAAATGATATGGACAGTTTTCTTAATTATCAACTGCCTAAGATTAAGAAGTCGGAAGTGAAGAAAGCTTGTAAGGATAATATGAATATTCCGTATGTACATATGGAAAGTAAAGAGTCACTAACTATTAAATAAGGAGGATATTATGGGATTACCGGTTTTAATTTTAGGTTTTTCAGGTAGTGGTAAGTCAGCATCACTTAGAAACTTTGCTCCTGACGAACTGGCACTTGTAAATGTAAATGGTAAACCACTACCATTTAGAAATAACTTTAAGTCAGTTATTTCATCAGATGATTACAAAACTATTGAAAGCTTTATTAAGAGTACAAAGGCAAAGTCTATAGCCATTGATGATACTCAGTACCTTATGGCCAATGAGTTTATGCGTAGATCTACAGAGAAAGGTTATGATAAGTTTACGGAAATAGGCAAGAATTTTTGGGAACTTGTAAAGATGACTGAATCATTACCAAGTGATACTATTGTTTATTTCTTAAGTCATATTGATGTGGATGATAACGGTAGGCAAAAAGCCAAAACAATAGGAAAACTTCTTGATGAAAAGATTACTGTTGAGGGTATGTTCACAACTGTATTAAAGACTGCCGTAGTGGATGGTAAGTATTATTTTGCTACTCAAACAGATGGTAATGATACTTGTAAAAGTCCTATGGGGTTATTTGATACTATGTTGATTTCTAATGATTTAAAGATAGTAGATGAGGCACTTAGAAACTATTACTATATGACAGAAGAAAAGCTTTGTGAAGTGTGCAAAAAACCTATTGTGTCTGATGGTAAAAGAACAGTACAGCAGATTATTGAGGGTACAAAGAAGAACTACAAAAAGCAGATGTGTATGTCTTGTGTTGCAAAGCTGATTAAAAAGAGAAAAGAAGAAAAAGAGGCTAAGCAATGAAACTAAGACCATACCAAGAACAGTTAGTTAATGAACTCCATACTGCTTGGAAAGATGGTTACAAAGCCCCTTGTATTGTTTTAGGTTGTGGTGGTGGCAAGTCTTGCATAGTTGCAGAAATTGCAAGACGAACCACCTGGAATGGCAAGAGAGTTTTGTTCCTGGTACATAGAAAAGAACTAGTTGACCAAATCTTTCGTACATTCGTACGGTGGGGTGTTCTTATGGATTTGTGTCAGATAGGTATGGTTCAAACCTTTACAAGAAGGTTAAAGAAACTACCTAAACCGGCACTGATTATTACAGATGAAAACCACCACAGTACAGCCTCATCATATAAAAGAATTTATGACTACTTTCCCAATGTACCTAGGGTAGGTGTTACTGCAACACCGGTAAGGCTGAACGGTGATGGCTTAGGTGATGTTAATGATAAGTTAATTGTAGGTGTAAGCACAAAATGGTTGATAAATCATAAGTGTCTTGCACCTTATGATTACTATGCACCTTGTATTGCAGATTTAACAGGACTGCATACAAAGATGGGTGAATATGTTACTGCCGATATTGAAAAAGCAATGATAAAGAATACTGTATTCGGTGATGCAATTAAGTATTACAAAAGTCTAGCTAATGGCAAAAAGGCAGTGTGCTATTGTTCATCTCTAAAGCACAGTATGGCAACTGCAAAGGCTTTTTGTAATGCCGGTATTAAGGCAGTACATATTGACGGTTCAACTCCTAAGGCAGAAAGAGATAAGATTATCTCTGACTTTAGAAAGGGTGACATTACTATTCTTTGTAATGTGGACCTTATCAGTGAAGGCTTTGATGTTCCTGATTGTGAATGTACCATACTGCTAAGACCTACCCACAGTCTTACTTTGTATATACAACAGTCAATGCGTTGTATGAGATATAGGGAAGGTAAGAAAGCAATAATCATTGACCATGTAGGCAACTATGCAAGACATGGTATGCCTGATGATGACAGAGTTTGGACCTTAGAAAAGAAAAAGCATAAGAGTGTTAAGAAAGCAGAAGAAGAACAAAGCAAAAAGATAAAATCTTGTCCTGAATGTTTCTTTACCTTTGAAAGTCCACCACCGGGTACTACCCCTGTATGCCCTCATTGTGGATATGTTTTTCCTAAAGCTGAAAGAGAAGTTGAGGTTGACACCGAAGCACATTTAATTAAGGTTGAGGGTTTCAAACTTGATTTTACTTCACCGGAAGATTGTCATTCTTATCAAGATTTACTTACCTATGCAAAAGAACATGGCTATAAAAAAGGTTGGGCCTTTTATCAAGCAAGAAATAGAGGTTTGTTAGTATGACAGAAGAACATATTATACAGAATAATATCCGTATTGTCTTGTCAAATGATTGTGTAATCTTTAGAGGGAATGTTGGCAAAGGCTTTACTAAAGATGGCAGATACTTTGATACAGGACTACCAAAAGGCTTTCCAGACTTGTTTGGTTTTCGCAAGTCTGATGGCAGAGCAGTATTTATAGAAGTAAAAACTTATAAGGGAAAAACATCAAAAGAACAGAAAAATTTTATAAACAAAATGCTTTCATATGGTGCTATTGCAGGTGTATGCAGAAGTACAGAGGATGCATTAAATTTAATAAAGGAGTTTTAATATTATGGGATTTAAAAATAATTATTCTGATGTAAATGAAAACAGCATTAAGCCTATAGGTGACTATGAATGTGTTATCCATAAGGTAGAAGAGAGAACTACTAGGAACGGCAAAGTAGGTCTTAACATTCAGTTCCTTATTCGTTCTGATGTTAATCAGAAGTACCAAAAGGGCTACATTTTCCATACCTTATGGAAAAGGAAAGAACCTACCGACCTTGATAAGCAAGTGAATGGCTATGGCTTTAATCAGGTTATGCAGTTAGGTAAGGCATCAGGTTTACCGGAAGGCAAAGACTATGACAACCTAACTCAGTTTATCAATGACTTAATTAATAAGCCGGTAAGAATTACTCTTAACCATAGGGAGTACAATGGTAACACTCAAGAAGAAGTTAAGTACATTAATAAGACTAAGTTCCCATTAAATGGTGCTAATATTCAACAACCTAAAAGCAATGATGGGTTTGAAGAAATGCCTGTTGAAGATGATTTACCATTCTAATTGTAATCATTCTATTAAAATTTCTGTGAAATTGCATAGTGCTATGCAACTTATTTGTGATTTAGGGGTATTAAGTGGGATACCCCTAAAAAATATTTAAGGAGAGATAAGATGAATATAAATAATAAATATATGGCAGTTCCACAGGAATTAAAGGCTTTGCCAAACTGGGTGTGTTACAAGAAAGAACCTGACCCAAAGTCCCATAGTGGATTTAGCAAAAAGCCTATTAACCCCAGAACCGGTAACTTTGCAATGTCCAACAATCCGTCAACATGGAGTGACTTTGAAACTGCTGTAAGAGAATCAGAGAAGTATTCAGGCATAGGCTTTATGTTTTCTAATTCACCATACTTTGGTGTTGATCTTGACGATATGCCAAAGGATATTGAAGATTTTAAAAATGGTGGTACCGACAATATAATCAGTGAGTTTGTACATACACTCCAATCCTATACAGAGTTTTCTCAATCTAAAACAGGTGTGCATATTATTTGTAAAGGTACTTTACCTAAAACAGGAAGGAAGAAAAAGCATACCTTTGGTGGCTTTGAAATGTACGATAAAGGCAGGTTCTTTGTTGTTACCGGTGACTATTGCAGTGAATATGTGGATATATCTGAATGTACCGAAAAGATAAAACCACTTCATTCAAAGTATATTGGTGGTGGCAAAGAACCTACACCTAAAATTCAAAAGCCAGTAGTAACTTTATCCACAACTAATGAAATAGTTGAAACTGCTATGAATGCAAAGAATGCCAACTTGTTTACTGCTTTATACAGAGGTGATTTCTCTGCTTATGGCAGTCAAAGTGAAGCTGACCTTGCTTTCTGTAATATGTTAGCTTTTTGGACAGGCTGTGATTCTGAAAAGATGGATGCAATCTTTAGACAGTCAGGTCTTATGAGAGATAAATGGGACAGAAAGCAAAGTGGCTCAACCTATGGTACTATCACAATTCAAAAAGCAGTAGCCGGTTGTAACAGTGTTTATGAACCTAAAAGCAGTGATAATTACAAAATATCAATAGGTAATAAAAAAGCACCTACAATACCTAGTAATGAAACGGTAAGGAGTTATTCCTTTGACGATATGGGTAATGCTCAAAGGTTTGTTGATTTATTTGGTGACAATATCCGTTACTGCTATACAGATAAGAAGTGGATGTACTATGACGGTAGAAAGTGGTGCATTGACAATATGGGTGCAGTTCATAGGATGGCCGATAAATCTGTTAATGCTATGAAAGCAGAACTAAAGAACTATGTTAAGTCTGATGAAGAGGCAGGTGGTGATATGGAAAAGGAGTTTAGAAAGCATATGAAACAAAGCCGTAGTAACCGTTCCAAGAATGCTATGCTTAATGAAGTTCAGCACTATGTTCCTATTCTTCCGGCACAACTTGACAGATACAAGATGGCACTTAATACACCTGATGGAGTTATTAACCTTAAAACCGGTGAACTAAAGCCTCATTCCTATTCTCATTATTTTACTAAGGTTACAGCAGTAGAGTATTCCAACAATGCTGATTGTCCTTTATGGCTAAAATTTCTTGATGATATTTTTAACGGTGACAAGGACTTAATAAGATATGTGCAAAAAGCAGTAGGCTATAGCCTTACCGGTTCTACTGCTGAACAATGTGCATTCTTCCTTTATGGTACAGGTAAGAACGGCAAGTCAACTTTTATTGATGTTATCAGAGATGTGTTTGGTGACTATGCAGCCAACATTCAGCCTGAAACAATTATGGTTAGAAATAGCCAAAGCAGTGCTATTAACAGTGATATTGCAAGACTTAAAGGTGCAAGACTTGTAACCTCAGTAGAACCTAATGAGGGTGTACGAATTAATGAAGGACTACTAAAACAGCTTACAGGTGATGATACTGTAACTGCCAGAAAGCTATATGCAGAGGAATTTGAGTTTAAACCTGAATTCAAGCTATGGATGGCTACAAATCATAAACCTATCATCAGAGGTACAGATACAGGTATATGGCGAAGAATACATATGATACCTTTTACAGTTCAAATACCGAATGATAAAGTTGACAAAAAGCTAAAGTATAAGCTTAAAGCAGAGATGACAGGAATATTCAAGTGGTGTGTTGATGGTTGTTTACTATGGCAGAAAGAAGGTCTAAAGATGCCTAGAGCAGTACTTGAGAGTGTAAACGAATATCGCAGAGAAATGGATGTTATTTCTGCCTTTGTAGAAGATATGTGTGTAGAGAGTGGCAGTGTTCAGGCTAGTACACTTTATGCAGTGTATGCTAAATGGGCAGAGGAAAACCATGAATACCGAATGTCTGCTACTAAATTTGGTGTAGAGGTAGCCAAAAAGTATGAGAAAATCAAACTAACTAAAGGAATATTCTATAAGGGAATTTCTCTTATTCAATAACATTTATGCAGGGTTATGCATAGTTTCAGGGTTTTTTCTATTCTTTATACAAAAGAAAAAATAATAATATATATATAGAAAAGGTTTTTGAAAAAGGGTTCAAACCCTGCATAACCCTTCATAGTTTTACATTATAGGAGTTTTTATGAACCACAGAATTAATTTGAATTTTAGTGATAGCAAAACCTTTGCTACTCTTGAGGGCAAGGCTATTGACGGGGTACTTGATTATAAGAACTTTCCACCAGTTGAGTATAAGTACTTTTCAAGATTATCTAAGCTGGGTTACCTTAACCGTCATAGTGGGTGGGATAAAAACCTTTGCGAAGAAAAGCAAAAGGATTTGCTACTTGAATATAAGGAAGAAAAAGCAGACTCAGAAAAGTTTCTGAACCTATCAAAACATATTCAAGAGAATATTAAACTTGGCAATGAACTAAACAGAAAGATTTATACACTATCTGATAAAGACAAAATCTTGGATTGTGCATTATTGATTATTGAATTAATCACTAATGAAAACGGCTTTTCAGATAGAATACATAGGAGAATTAAGGAGTAACAATAATGGAAATTAAGAGAGTATGTGCAGTATGTGGAAATGAATTTACTGCAAGAAACCACAATGCAAAGTATTGCAGTTATGAGTGTGTAAAGATACACAACAGAGTGAAGAACCAAAGGCTAAGGCAAGAACAAGCTAAAACGCCAAAGCAGTCAAGAGAACATAACCTTAACCGTACTTTGTACAATTTACATAAGTACAACGAAGAAAACGGTACAAGGCTAAGCTACGGTCAGTATAGAGCTAAGATTGAAACAGGAGAGATTGCTATATGAGTAATTATATTGATATTTCAAAGGGCAAATATATTGATGTTACAGAATTAGGAGAAATGATTGATAATAATGAATATGATGTTATTTGTGAGGAGAGTTTCCCATGTTCTTCTTATGGAATGACAACAGATGATTTTATAGACCTGATTAATGATTGCAAAAGAGTAAACTTGGGTAAGGCTGTTTCAAAACGAACACCTAAGAAGGTGGCATCAAGCAAAAAAGCATTGCTTGATAAATTTTGTCCTAGTTGCCATAAGAACCTTACTATGTTTAGTGCTAGTTGGGAATATAATTACTGTCCTCATTGTGGCCAGAGGTTAGATTGGAGTGATAACCTTGAACGCTAAAGAGTACCTTAATCGTGTAAGGTTTGCTGATATAAGCATTAATACTAAGAGTGATGAATTGTATCACCTAAAGCTAAAGTCATTACAAGTAAGCCCACAAAGCCAAGGTGAAAGGGTACAGAGTTCCGGTAGTGGTGGCGACTTTACAAAGATTATTGATAAGATTGTTTTATTGCAAGACAAAATCAATGAAGAAATTACGGGACTTGTAGAATTAAAGGAACAAGCCAGAACCCTTATACATATGCTGACTGATGAACGATATAAAACAGTTCTGACAGAGTATTACCTAAATCATAAAACATGGGAGCAGGTAGCTGATTGTATGAATTATGATTTGAGATGGGTATATAGAATACATGGGAAAGCCTTGAAAGAGTTTAGCAAAGTATTAAATAGCCATTAAAAGCCACTATAGAAAGTGCTATAATGATATTATGGAAAACCGAAAGAGATAGATAAGATTGCAAGAATGATTTTCACTTCTACTATTCCTCTTGTATAAAAATTCAGCATTACCCACCTAAGCACTTAGGTGGGTTTTGTTATCAATATCCAAAAGTTGACAATTTATTTAATCTTTTGTACAATGTATATGTATAAAATTATTGAGGTGAATTGTATGCTTAAGCAAGATAAAACATATAGAAAAATTAAGAAGTATGCTAAGAATGAGTTTAGCATAAAGGAACATATAGATGGTTATTCAAGTCTAATTGATGTGATTAAGAAAATTTTAGGCAACAGATACACATTGAAAGAATTGAAAGATGAAAAAATGAAATTAGAATTTATGACAATTCCTAAATCAGAATATAAATTCTGGATACAATTAATTGTAACTATTGTATTTTCCTTAGCAACACTAGTTATTAATTTTTCGAAAGATTTTCCAAAAATGACTGATGAAAATCAAGTTGTTATATTCATTAAAATATTATTAAGTTTGTTTATTATAGCGATTGCTGTAGCTATTGATATGGTAATTAATAAATTAATTGATAACCATAATTATTATGTAGAAAGATATAATGAACTTAAACTAAGTTGTTTAAACCAAGTTCTAGAAATTAAGCTTAAAGAAAAACATAATCAAAAGCATAAAGCAGATTATACACAAAAGCATTTTAAGGTGAATGTAAAATCAATTAAATAATATTCCAAAGGTTAAGCACTGCTTAGCCTTTTTCTTTTGCTATAAAAATGCTGAAAGGTGGTGTTATCATGAATGATAAGCTAAACGCAAGACAAAAGAAATTTGCTGAATATTATGCACAGAGTGGTAATGCCACAGAAAGTGCAATAAAAGCAGGATATTCAAAAAAATATGCAAACACTAATGCATCAAAACTACTACAAAATACTACAATAGTACAGTACATCAAAGAACTTTCCGACAAGCTGAAAGATGAAAGAATAATGTGTGCAAAAGACAGACAGGTAACATTATCTGATATTGCAAGAAACGGTGAAGAAGAAACATCAGACAGAATTAGGGCTATTGATACCCTTAATAAAATGACAGGTGAATATACCCTAAAAGTTGATGCAAATGTCAGTGCAGAAGTTTCTAAACTTGATGACCTGATTAAGCAAATGAGTGTTGATGATGAGTAATTTATTACTTTCTCAAAAGTATAAAGATTTCATCAAATGTAAAGCACCGGTTGAGTTTCTTGAAGGTACTACTGCTGCAGGAAAAACAACGGTAGGTATCTTTAAATTTTTTCTAAAGGTTGCACAGAGTAATAAGAAATATCATATCATTGCCTCAAAAGATACAGGTACTGCTGAAAAGAATATTATTAATAAGGACCTTGGTGTTGTTGATGACTTTGGTGTTCTTACAGAGTACAACGGCACCGGTACAAAAGATGAAAAGATACCACACATTCTGTTTCATACAAACAAGGGCAATAAGATTGTGTATGTTATGGGTTATGGTGATAAGAAAAAGTGGCAGAAGGCTCTGGGTGGTCAGTATGGTTGCTTGTATATTGATGAAATCAATACAGCAGATATAGACTTTGTGAGAGAAGCAAGTATGCGTTGTGACTACTTTATGGCTACTCTTAATCCTGATGACCCTAATTTACCGGTGTATAAGGAGTACATTAACTGTTCCAGACCACTTGAAAAGTACAAGTCAGATACACCGAAAGAAATATTAAATATGCTAACAGAAGAACCAAAGCCTAACTGGGTCCATTGGTTCTTTTCTTTTGAACATAACCTAGGACTGTCAAAGAATAAAATAGAACAAATTAAACTGAATGTTCCAAAGGGTACAAAGCTTTATAAGAATAAGATTTTAGGACTTAGAGGCAGGGCTACAGGTCTTGTATTTAGTAACTTTGATAGAAATGTTCATATTAAATCAAAAGAATGGGCAAAACAGTTCCTTGCTGATGATAGAAAAAGAAAAAAGGAACATTTTATTATCTTTACTTCAGGGCTTGATACTGCATATTCCCAAAAGTCACCTGACACAATAGCAATGACCTTCTTTGGAATAACTAATAGAGGTAATTGTATTCAGCTAGACGAAAAGGAATATAATAATGCAAAACTAAAAACACCACTGGCACCCTCTGATGTGGCTATAAACTACATTGAATTTTTAAAGAGAAATCAAGCTGAGTGGGGACTTGCGAGAAATGTATTTATTGATAATGCAGATCAAGCGACTATAACAGAATTGAACAAATATAAACGCAAGAACGGTTGTGTATTTACATTTAATAACGCATACAAGAAAACAACAATAATAGATAGAATTAATATGCTCTTAGGCTGGTTTGCTAAAGAGCATTATTTTATATTGGAACATTGTACAAGCACTATACAGGAATACGAACTGTATTCTTGGCTAGAGGATAAAGACAATACTCCTGAAGATGGTAATGATCACTTTATAAACTCATCACAGTATGGGTGGCTACCCTATAAGGATAAGATAGGATGTGAGTAGAGAATGGGGCTGATTAATAGAATGGCTGATACAGTAAGAAAAGGATTAAGAAGTTTTCTTAGGATTACTTCTGCATCAGATACTACCATTACAATCAGTGAGGGTGTAAACCACCTAACTGATTGTGCTAAAAACAGAATATGGTATTGGGGCAAGAGTAAGCAACTTCAAGAACTGTATGGAAGTCTTGATGTTCAGAAAACAATGTTTTGGAAAGCTAGACCTACAGCAGGTCAGGAAATACAGAAAATCCATGTTGCTATCCCTGCCTTAATCGTTGATGTTATTACCAATATTCTAAAAACCGATTTTAACGGTATTGAGATACACAATAATAATACAACCGAATATGAAGAAGTATGGGAGGAAATACAGAAAGAAAATAATTTTGCTGATGTGCTTGAAAGTGCAATTAAGGACCTTGCAATAGTAGGTGACGGTGCATTTAAGATTTCATTTGATAATGAGATTTCTAAATTACCTATCATTGAATGGTACGGTGCCGAAAAGGTAAAATACACTTATGCTCGTGGCAGAATCAGAGAAATTAAGTTCTATACAGAATACACAGAAAAGACAAGGTGCTATCAGTTTGAAGAGACCTATGGATATGGATATATCAAGTATGCTTTATATGACAGTAACGGAAGAGAGGTTGACCTTCATACTGTGAGTGCCTTGTCTTGGATAGATAGTGAGGGCATCACATTTGATAAATCATATATGTGGGCAGTACCTTTAATTTATAGCAATGGCTTTTATGAGGGTAGAGGTAAGGGTATTATCAGTAACAAGGAAGATGCCTTTGACAGTATAGATGAAATATGGTCGCAGTGGATGGATGCCTCTCGTTCAGCCAGATCAAAAACATATATGCCTGATTGTTACATACCTAGAAATCCTGAAACAGGTGAGCCTATTGCACCAAACCCATTTGACAACAGGTACATTGCTATAGGTAACGATATGAAAGAGGGTGTAGGCAATAAGATTGTAACAGAGTCACCGTCTATTCAACACGAAAGTTACCTATCAGCCTATGTAACTGCTTTAGATTTGTGCCTACAGGGTGTTATCAGTCCAAGTACTCTTGGTATTGATAATAAGAAATTGGACAATGCAGAGGCACAGAGAGAAAAAGAAAAGACTACTTTATATACAAGACAGAACTTTGTTAAACTTCTTGAAAAATCATTACCTAATCTTGTTAAGTCCGTACTTAATGCTTATTATGAACTAACAAATAAAGCCTTAGTACCGGCTGACCTTGATGTGGCAATTAACTTTAGAGAGTATGCTAACCCTAGCTTTGAAAGTCAAGTAGAAACTGTAGGTAAAGCAAGACAAAGTGCAATAATGAGTGTTGAAACTTCTGTTGAAAAGCTCTATGGAGATAGTAAGTGTTCTGATTGGAAAGCTGAGGAAGTCAAAAGAATTAAGGAAGAACAAGGCATAACCACCCTTGATGAAACTTCTGAAATTGATGACCTAAATACGGTACTAAACAATGGCTGATTATGATATTTCTAAAGCCTTTGAAACCATAGAAAATGAACTCATTGACAGTATGATGAGAAATTTTAAACATCATAGGGCAGAGGAAGAAAAAGAAGGTTATAACTGGTCACAGTGGCAGTCTGAACAACTTAAAAGCCTTGAACAGTACCGTAGAACCAACCAAAAGAAATACGGTAAGCAGTTTTCCACATTAAATAAGAAAATTGAGGAAATGCTGAAAACTGCAATGGCTGACGGCAATGCAAAGCAAGAGGCTGAAATATTAAAAGCTATTAAAAAAGGCTTTAATGTCGGTAAGGTAAGTCCTTCAGCTACCGGTGAATTTTTCAAAGTCAATGACAGAAAGTTAGATGCACTTATTAATGCAACTAAGAGCGATATGAAAAAGGCAGAAACTGCAATACTCAGAATGTCTAACGATAAGTACAGAAAAGCTATTTTCAATGCTCAGGTCTATGCAAACAGTGGTGCAGGTACATATGAAAAAGCAGTTGATATGGCAGTTAAGGATATGTTACAAGCAGGTCTTAATTGTGTGGAATATCGTAACGGTGCTAGGCATACACTTTCCGACTATGCAGATATGGCAATCCGTACTGCTAATAAAAGGGCTTATCTCTACGGTGAGGGTCAGAAAAGGCAAGAATGGGGTATCTCACTTGTAGTGGTAAATTCCCGTCAGGGTGGTTGCCCTGATTGTGCACAGTACATTGGCAGAGTATTTATTGATGATGTGTATTCCGGTGGCAGTAAAGCTGACGGTAAGTATCCTTTGCTTAGTGAGGCTATCGCAGGTGGTTTGTTTCATCCAAGGTGTAAGGACAGTACAAGTACCTATTACGAGGGTATTACCTCTCTTGAACCTGTAAGCAGTGAAGAACTTACCCAAATGGAAGAAAGAGAAACCCTAGAAACAAAGCAACAAAACGCAGAAAGACAAGAAAAACGATACAACAGACTTGCCCAACATAGCCTTGATGAAGATAATAAAATAAAGTATCAGAATAGAGCTGATGATTGGCATACAAGCAATGAAGAATATAAAGAAAAACTTGATGAAATAATTGAAAATTCTGTTGAAAATTCTAGTGAAAGTGGTATAATTGAATTAAGAAGTGTTGATGCAAGAGATAAGTTGAAAGATATTGATACTTCAAATATCCAAAAACTAAAGTCAGGTTTTTCTTGTTTTCCTAAAGGTGATTTACTTAATCAGTTTATCAAAAAAGTAAAATCAAAGGATGGTTACTATGATGTAGGGATGCATGGCACTCCTACTGCAATGTGCTTTGGTACAGATGCACCAAACACTTCACCTAGATTATTAGCAGATGTTATAAGGCGTAGAAAAGATTATAACGGAGAGAATATTCGTTTATTATCATGTAGTACAGGCAAAATAGTAGATGGTAATTATTGCTTTGCTGAAGAATTATCCAATGCTTTAGGAGTTTGTGTTGAAGCTCCTAGTGATGTATTGTACATAAGAAGTAACGGAACTTTTTCTGTTGGTGAAGAAGAAACAGGTAAAATGATAACATATAAACCTAATCAGAGGGGGCGTATAAAATGACAGAAAAAAATGGAATGAAATTTTTTGGTTATTGGGATAATATGCCATATTCTACTCTTACAGATAGCTTTGATGAATTATCAAAGATAAATAATAAAATTGATAAAAAGAAAGTTATTAAGCATATAGAAAACTTAGATGTTTGGGCTACTAGTTTACCAACTTATGATATGTTTACTGGTGAAAGAATACAAGCTGGTAAATATAAGGATGGGAAATATGTTTTCCCATTGGATTTTTTGCACTACTATAAAAATTATGATATTGGTATTCCTTTGGAGTATGAAGAATATCTGAAATCTATATTATAGCACTTTACGATTTGTGAGGTGCTATTTTTATTTAAAAGAAATTAGGTGATATGTTGATATGTCCGTATAGAGATAAAGTGGAAACCACTGTGCAGAAAGAAAGTTATTGTTATAATGACGATAACCCTGAACAATGTACAAAAACAGATACTATCGTACAAACCATTCATCAGCCAATGAAATGTGTAAAAGCTGAGTGTGGGGCATTTTACAATGGTAAATGTAATTACAAAAATTAATATTGTTATTAGGCACTAACTCTTGTTAGTGCTTTTTTAATACCTAAAAGGTGGTGATGATATGAAAGTAAAGGTTACTAGGGACTTTAATGATGTTGAGAATAACCTATGCACAAGGCATAGTGGTGAACTGTATGATTGTTCTGATGAAAGAGCAACAGAACTAAACAAACTTGGCTTTGTTGAATTTGCAGAACCTAAGCCAAAAGAAGAAACAAAGAAGTAATTTATCACTAACTTAACCGTTAGTGCTTTTTTATTGTCCGAAGACATTAAACTACGAGAGACACTTGTACAACTGTAAATGAGAGACACTCTATAACTGTATTTTGGGAGACACCCACAAAACTGAAAGGATGATTAAAATGGCAGAACCAAATAATCAAAACAACAACCAAAACAATAATCAAAACACCAACCCACCAAGTGGCAATGAACCAAGCAGTAATGCACCAACTATTGATTATGATAAGTTGGCAAGTATTATCAGTGGCAAACAAAGTGCAACAGAGGACACAGTTCTAAAGTCTTACTTTAAGCAACAGGGTCTTTCTGCTGATGAAATGCAACAGGCTATTGCTACATTTAAGGAACAGAAAAAGCAGAATACACCTGACTTTAACCAAATGCAAAGAGACCTTGATTCAGCCAATAATGCAAGACTTATTGCAGAGGTGAACCAAGTAGCAACTCTTGAAGTTATTAAGCAAGGTGTGGATGTTTCAAGTGTTCCATATGTGCTAAAGTTAGCTGATTTTTCCGGTGCAACTACTGACGGCAAGATTGATAATGACAAACTTTCAGAGGCTGTCAAGAAGGTGCTTGACGAAGTACCGGCACTAAAGAAACAATCTAATGACGGTGCAGGTGTACAGAAAATCGGTGGTGATGGTGGTAACAACAACAACCCTGATGAAGATACTTTGAGAGGTATCTTTGGTATCAAAACAAAAAAATAAAAGAAATGAGGTAATTAAATTATGGCAGTATTAGAATACGCAACAATTTTCAGTAATGTTTTAAGAGAATTATATGGTCAAGAACTAACTTGTGATGACCTATATCATTCAAATTCAGACATTCAGATTGTCAATGGTAAAGACATTAAAATTCCAAAGCTATCTGTAAGTGGTTACAAGGACCATACAAGAGGTGGTAGCTTTAACTCAGGTACATATTCAAATGGCTATGAAACAAAGACACTGGATCATGACAGAGATATTGAGTTCACTGTTGACCCACTTGATGTTGATGAAACAAATCTTGTAGTTACTGTCAGTAATATTCAGAATAGATTTGAAAAGACACAGGCTATTCCTGAACTTGACAGTTACACTTATAGCAAGATTTACACAGAGGCTAAAAGAGTAAATGCAAATATTAAGACAACTGCACTGACAAGTGCAAATGTACTTTCTGACTTTGACGATAACCTAGAGGCCTTTGCAGAGGCAGGTGTGCCACTTGATAGAGTTATTCTATATGCAACACCAAGTTATAAGAAGTTACTAAAAAATGCAGAGGGTATTCAGCGTACACTTGAAGTTAGTTCATCTTCAGGTATCGACCGTAGAGTTCGTTCTCTTGATGATATTAACAAGATTGTAGAAGTGCCTAGTGCAAGAATGAAGTCACTATTTGACTTTACAGACGGTTGTAAGGCAGATAGTACTGCAAAACAGATTGACTATATCCTTATTGACCCAGAGGCACAGGTTTCAAGAGTTAAGTATGCATATATCAAGATGTTTACTCCCGGTACAGATAGTAGAACTGCTGACAATTATATGTATCAGAACAGAAAAGTAAACGGTACATTTGGTATTGATGAACTTCTAAAAAGTGGTGTTATCATTCACGCAGAGGCTTAATGTGAGGTGATTAGAAGATGAAAGCTATTAAAGGCAATAAGTCCTATACAGTAAACACAGAATCAGAGGCAAATACTTATCTTGCACAGGGCTATGATGTGTATGAGGATAACGGTACACTAAAAGAATATGGTGTCGGTAAAACAGTACCACTTGAAAAGTTTAGTGCAGTAGAAAAGGAAAATGCCAAGCTAAAAGCTGAACTTAAAAAGCTAAAGTCAAGTTCTAAAAAGGAATAGGCTATGTATGTAGATTACATTAGAAGTATTACTAATGATAACACAGAGATAACTACTGCTAACCACATTGACATTCTAACATTTAACCGTATCAATTTTGACAAATTGACCTACTTTCAGAAAAAGGTTATCAATGAAGTTCATAGCAGACTTACTGCTTTTTATAGAGAAAATCAAGAATTGATTACTACCTATCTGCAAAGCTACTCAATTAACGGTACATCAATGACTTTCGGTAGTTGTTGGAATTTAATGGTGGTTAGTGGTGTTGCTATTCCACAAGAACTTTATTCTTTGCTTAAAACTACAGGTTTATGTTATCCGACAATATGAGGTGATAATATGAAATTTCCCAGATTGGTGTTGAAAAAGTTTTGCAAAACACCTTGTGAGGTTGTGGTGTATGATGAGGGATTAACAGAAGATGGTGCACCTAAAGTTATTTATGAATGTAGGTTTATTTATCCATCAGACAGTATATATCCCTCTGATACATTGTTTTTAGCACCTCTGTACTGTAATTATCAGGATAGAGTTAAAACTGTATATACAAGTGATAAAAAGAAAGTAGAGTGTACAGGTGTTTTGCTGATACCCTTTGACTTTTGCCCTAACAGTTCCATTAGCAGTGGATATGTTACAGTAAACGGTGTGAAAAGAGAAATTGTTAAGTGTACAAAAGGAAGAAACCCTGACGGTACAGTAAACTATGTTGAATTGGATGTGATGTAGTGATTAATGTTAATTCTAAGGTTAAACTTAATATGAATGTTATAAGGCAATTTGATAAAGCTACTGTAACTGCTTTAGAACAAACTACTGATGCACTTTTGACAGAAGTAAAAAATGCACAGGTAATGCCCTTTGATACAGGGAACCTTCAAAATGAGTCAACATTTGTTGACTACTCACATTCAGCACAGGGGAAAACTACAATAAGTTCAAGCACTCCATATGCAAGAAGACTTTATTATCATCCGGAATTTAACTTTCAGAAAACCAACAATAAAAATGCCGGTGGTAAGTGGTTTGACCCCTGGTTAAAGGGTGGTTCAAGGGAAAACTTCTGTAATGAAGCTTTTGAAAAGATTTATAGGAGGCTTACAGGCTTATGATGACTTTAGCAAATGTAAGAGATTTCTTGAAAACAATTATAAATGCAGAACATTTTTACATAGGCAGACTTGACAATAAGCAAGATAAATCTGTTGGTGTATATACATTAAAAACCGGTGGTGAGCCTCTTCGTGGTGTTGGCACAGAACTATCTTATGATGTTATAGCAGTATCATTGCTTATTCATTGGAATAATAATGCAAATGAAACAGAGGTTTGTGCAAGAACTCTGTATAATAAACTTCGCACAATTAAGAATGTTACAATAAATAATTCTAAAGTGTATCTGATTCAGCTACTGACACCTGAACCAATAGATGTGGGTACTGATAATGAGGTGTACGAAAGAGTTATTGAGATGAAAATATTTTTTGAAAGAAAGGAAGATTAATTATGGCAAAAACAACAGGTGTTTATCCTTGTTATGAAAATCAGTTTCAAGTAAAGACAACCGGTTCACCAGGTACATATGCCGATATTGCCAATATGACAAGTTTTAGTGTGGCATTTGATAATGGTGTTCAGGAATGGAATTCTTTTGACCAGCAAGGTTGGACAAGTAGATTAGCTACTACTAAGGGTATTACAATTACTGCCAGTGGTAAGCGTACTGTTGGTGATCCGGGCAACGATTATATTGCAGGTTTGGCTATGAAAAATGGCAGAGATTTATACACAGATTTCAAATGGACATTTCCGGATGGTACTACTGTTGAATTTACAAATGCAGTTATCAATGTAACATCAAACGGTAGTGGTGAAACAGGTGATGTAGCACCACTTGAGTTTGAAGTTATGTCAAACGGTAAACCTAAAGTAACACCGGCAGCATAAGGAGTGATAAAAGTGAGTAGAATTATTGATATTACGGACAAACTTAGCTTTGACGAAAAGCCAAAGATTAAGATTAAGGACAAAACTTTTGAAGTAAATGACAGTGCAGTAACAATGCTAAAGATTTTACCTAGTCTTGAAGATTTAACCCCAAGTAAACTTTATGATTTCTTTGAACTTCTATTTAATGAGAAAGACAGAAAAGTAATTGAAAAAATGAACCTTAACCTTGAAGATTTCTCTCAGGTCATTATGTCAGCAGTTGAACTTGTTGCAGGTACTGAAGATAATGAGGGGGAAACAGTGACCCCGGATATGACCTAATAGATGATTTTGACACAATAATTTCATCCTTTAGGTCTGAATATGGGGTCTCTATCCGTTCAGAAGAATTTAGGACAATGCCATGGAGTGAGTTTGTTTCTTTGTTATCCGGTCTAGGTCCTAATACAAGCCTTGCAAGACTTGTACAAATCAGAATAGAAGATGACAAAGAGATACTATCAAACTTCACTCCTGCACAAATGCGTATAAGAAATGAATACAGAAGAAAGAGAAATGCCACACTTGCTAACTCTAAATCACTAGACGAAACTACACAATTCCTTAATGATATGAAAAATATTTTTATTCAAATGTCATAATTTAGTGTTGATTTTCACCACATTGTGTTGTATAATGTAGTAAAATTAATACAAAGGGGAAATGTGCAATGAAATGTCCGTATTGTGGTTCAAATGTAAATAATGAGAAGTTCTGTCCTAATTGCGGAGGAAAATTAGTTGGGGTTCAACAACCTAAAGTTCAAGGAAATAATCCTATGCAACAACAGATGAATAATCCACAAGGTGGCTATCCACCACAACAGAAACCTAAGAAACCATTTTATAGGAAGTGGTGGTTCTGGGTTATTATCGCAGTTATAGTTATTTCTATTGGAGCCGGTTCTGCCGGTGGTGGAAAGAGTAGTAAAGATACCGGTACTAAAGAAACAACAACAGTTAGTACAAGTGCAGTAGAAAAGACAACTGCTGAGAAAACTACTGAAGAAACTACAACAGTACAACCAACTACAAAAGCGAAGAAAAAAGTATCAGCTAAGGCTTACAAAAATAGTTGTAAAATAGTTTCTTTCAAAGATTTGTCTAGAAACCCTGACAAGCATAAAGGTGAGAAACTAAAATACACAGGTCAAGTTATTCAAGTACAAGAAGATGAGCATTGGCTTGATGATAATACTACTGTTGATTTAAGAATTAATGTTACTAAAGATGAATATGGTCTTTGGGATGATACCATTTATGCAACTGTTGAATTACCAAAGGATGCAGACAGAATTCTTGAAGATGATATAATAACTATTTGGGGTGAATGTGATGGTAAGTATTCTTACACATCAGTTCTTGGTTCTGACATTACACTACCAAAGATTAATATTAAGTATTACAGTATTAAATCAAAATAAAAAACTAGCCACTCTGTAATAGAGTGGCTAAAATTTTATAAAAAGCCTCTTGACTTTCTGGCTGACAAATATTATAATGTGTTTAGTGGCAGACAAAAAGAGGTGATAAAGTGAGCCCACGAACAGGCAGACCTAAATCTGAAAATCCTAAAAATACAAGAATTACTGTAAGGCTAGACAAAAAGCACACAGAAATTTTAGAAGCCTACTGCAAAGAAAAAAATGTTGAAAAAGCTGAGGCTATCAGAATAGGAATTTTAAAATTAAAGTCTGATATAAAAAAATAACAGTAACCAGTCGCTTTGGTCGGGGACGGTTACTGTTATACACGACAGGTTACCCTATCTGAAATTCATTATATCATTTAGGGCAACTTCTGTCAAATTACAATTGATAGGAGTTTTTTTTATGGCTTGTGTAAAAAACACAATGGAAGTTATTAAGAATGTGCGTGGTACTATTAATCCGTACTATGATATGAGTTGTGCTAATCTTAACGATATTTATGCAAACAACAAGAGTTTATTTGATATGCTTTGTGATGCTTTTAACTTTGGTTATGCACAAGGTACTAAAGCAGCTAAAGCTGAAATGAGAAAGGCGGTAAAATGATATGATGAATAGTGATATACAAACTTTTGAAAATTCTGAATTTGGTAGTATCAGAATAGTTGAAATTGAGAATGAACCATATTTTGTTGGTAAAGATGTGGCTGATGTTTTAGGTTATAATGAATCAAATAAGGCTATATCAAGGCATATTGATGAAGAGGATAGGATGAAACATCCTATCCCTTCTACTGGTGGAATTCAAAGCAGTTGGGTAATCAATGAATCCGGTCTTTACAGTCTTATCTTATCAAGTAAGCTACCCACTGCAAAGAAATTTAAGAGATGGGTAACATCTGAGGTTCTTCCATCTATCAGAAAGCATGGTGCTTATATGACATCTGCAACGATAGAACAGGCAATTTTGAACCCTGATACAATTATCAAATTAGCTACGGCTCTTAAAGAGGAACAAAGCAAGAATAAGCAACTACAAGCAGTTAATTCAGAATTGGCTGTAAATAATCAAATAATGAAGCCTAAAGCTGATTATTTTGACGAATTAGTTGACAGAAATCTTTTGACTAATCTAAGAGAAACGGCTAAGCAACTTGAAATCAAGCAAAAGGATTTTATCAACTTTTTGCTTGAAAAGAAATATCTTTATCGTGATAAGCGTGGAAAACTTATGCCTTATGCTAAAAAGAATAATGGTTTGTTTGAAGTAAAGGAAGTTTATAACGATAAAACAAAATGGTGTGGCACTCAAACACTTGTTACACCTAAAGGTAGAGAAACATTTAGATTATTATATCTAAAAACAGCATAAATTTTATTTGAATTTAGCGTACATCAAGTGGTGTACGCTATTTTTATACCTAATTTTAGGAAGGAGGTATGCTAATGACAACAGCCGGACAAATTGGAATTGACTTAATACTTAATAGCACTAGCTTTAAAAAGTCGCTTAATAACATCCAAACACAAGCTAATAATGCCGGTTCAAAGATTTCAAATTCTTTTAGCAAAATTGCAAAAGTAGTAGGTACTGCTTTTAGTGTTGCTATGATAACTAGATTCAGTAAAGAATGTGTATCTGCTGCAAATATTCAAACAGAGGCTGAAACAAAGCTAACCACAGTTATGCGACAGAGAATGAGTGCAAGTAACAAGGCAATATCAAGTGTGAAAAACTATGCATCAGCTTTACAAGAAACCGGTGTTGTAGGGGATGAAGTTCAGCTTGCCGGTGCACAACAGTTGTCAACTTTCCTTAAAACTGATGATGCACTAAAAAAGCTAATGCCGGCAATGAATAATCTTGCAGTACAACAAAATGGGGTTAATGTAACATCTGAGAGTATGGTTAATATCGGCAATCTTATGGGTAAAGTAATGCAAGGTCAAACCTCTGCACTTACTCGTGTAGGTATTACATTTTCAGATGCACAAGCACAAGTCTTAAAGTATGGCAATGAAGAACAGAGAGCTGCAATGCTTTCTCAGGTTATTACTGATAATGTAGGTAATATGAATAAGGCTTTAGCAAATACACCTGCAGGTAGAATTCAGCAACTAAAAAATAGTTTTGGAGATATGCAAGAAACTTTAGGCAGAGGGTTAAATAATGTGTTTTCACCTATGCTTGGTTTTCTTACAAAAATAGTTACAAAGCTATCACAGGTAGCTAGTGGGTTTGAAAACCTTACTAAGAAGATATTTGGTGATTCTAATAGTGAACAATCATCAGCCGGTATGAACAATCTGTCAACCGGTGCAGATGATGCAACTGCTTCTGTTGATAATAACACAAAAGCTATTAATAACAATGCCAAAGCAAAGAAAAAGGCAGAAAGAAGTCTTGCAAGTTTTGATAAGCTAAATGTGCTTACAAAGACCAATAGTAGTACATCTTCCGGTGGTAAAATATCTACTCCTACTACTGGTGGCAACACATCATCAAATAAAAAGCCAAAGTCTAATAATAAAACTACTCCAAAATTTAATTTTTCAAAATTATATGAAGAAAGTGGTTTAAAAAACTTTTTTGATAAAGTACAAAGGGGCATTGATAAAGTCGATTGGTCGGCCATTGCCGAAAACTGCAAAAACATTTTTAAAAAATCAATACCAATAGCAAAAGCATACTTAGGGCAAGTAAAAAATGTCAGTAAGTCAGCTTTAGGAGCAGTTGGCTCTTTTATTGGTGGTATAGTCCAGGTGAGTGGTAAGCAATTACAGACCCTTACAGGTGGTATTAGTAAGTGGCTTACAAAAGACCAGGGGAAAATAATAGGATTTATCAACACTATTGGCACGCACCTCTCAAAGGGGTTTGATAATTTATCAACATTTTTTGACGGTGCTTTTGACCTGCTGGGTGATAGCATTGATAGGGTCAGACCGACAATGGAGACTGCCATATCTGACTTGTTATCAGGTTGTACAGATTTAGCCGGTGGTATTGGTACAATTGTATCTGATGGATTTGAAATCGCAACCGGAAAATTGGTTGAATGGATTGAAAATGATAGCGAAACTATCGGAACATTTTTTGATAATGTGCAATTGCAGATTGCTGATGTTTTATCTTTTGTGGGTACTGTTTTTAGTGACATAGGTACCTACCTATCCGACTGGTGGGAGAGTGACGGCTCATCCGTATTTAGTAACATATGCAGTATGTTTACAAATATTGGTACCACCCTCATGAACGTTTATAACGAGTGGATTAAGCCAGCTTGGGACGCTATTGTTGATGTTTTTCAATCAGCTTGGAAGAGTTACTTAAAACCGATTTTTGAGAAAATAGTCTCATTTTTCGGCAAACTAGGGGATTGTATTTCAGCGATTTGGAATAACTTTTTATCACCTATTGTTAACTATCTTGTAAAAACTTTCGGACCAATTCTAACAAATATTTTTAGTGCCGTTGGTGGCGTGTTTAAAACAGTATTTTCAATAGTGGGTGATGTTGTCTGTGGCATCTTAGACGCTCTAGGTGGCTTACTTGACTTTATTACAGGCGTTTTCACCGGAGACTGGGAAAAGGCTTGGAACGGTATCAAGAGCTTTTTCAAAGGAATTTGGGATGCCATTTGGGGCATAATCAAGGGTGCTATCAATTTAATTATTGATGGTATTAATTTGCTTTGGACTGGTATCTATAACGCGATATCGGCTATCGTTAATGCAATTGGTGGAGTAGCCGGTGCTATCGGTGATGTATTTGGCAAAGACTGGAGTTTTTCAATGCCTAAAAAAGCTCCTTTAATCCCTAAACTTGCAAAAGGTGGCCTTGTTAAGGCTCCTACTCTTGCCGTTGTTGGTGATAACCCGGGAGCCAGCTCAGGCAATCCTGAAGTTGTAGCACCGTTAAATAAGCTAAAAGGTATTATGCAACAAGGCTCTGATAGTAATGATACTGAGATACTCTCACAGATTTTAACATACTTAAAGAGATTGTATGAGATGTTTATTATCTTTAGAAATAAAGGTGGAAATACATATGAATTTGTTGCAAAAATCAACGGTAGCGACATTTTCAAAGAGATTGTTAAGCAGAATGAAATGTACAAGAAAAGGCATAACGGTAAGTCGGCATTTGTATAAGGTAGGTGGTTATATATGGCGAACTATAAAGGTTATCTAATTGCATTTAATAAAAACATATTTCCTAATAAGTGTATTGCTGAGTATTCCACTACGCCAAACCAAAGAATGGAAGTATCTGCTGAAAGAGATAATAACGGTGACTTGCAAAGAAAAACTTTATCAAACCACAAAACTAATATTACTTTTTCCACTCATACTCTTTTTCTTGATGACAAGATTAAGATACAGAATATTATCAATAAAGGTATTGTAAATTCTACACAGAGAAAGTGTAAGGTTGAATATTGGAATGATGAAGAAAACAAATACAAAGAAGGCTATTTCTATATTCCTGATGTGGAATTTTCAGTAATGGATGCATCATCAAATGACATACAGTACAACCCTATTACATTTGAATTGATTGAATACTGAGGTGATGTAGTATGTATATGTTTAGCGAGAATAAAGCTGAGGACCTTGAAATTAAGAAGAAACTTCTGGAAAATACAATATCAAGAAATATTCAGATTGTCTTTACCGATACAAAAAGCATTTTACCAAATGAAAATATTGTATTTGATAGCCTTGAATTAACTAATTCTATTTGTGACGATAGCACACTCCGTTTTGGTGGGTGTATATCGTCACAACTTACTTTTAGCACTATTAATTTTAAGGAGCAATTAGTAGGTAGAGAAATCAAAGTGTACATAAAGCAAAGTTATTTGGATAATGTTTATCCGTCTAAGGACTTGTACCCATCCGGTGAACTTTATCCTTGTAAAGTGGTAGATAAGTCAGCTTGTATCTTTACCGGAACTATTGATAGTGCAAAAAGACAACAGAATAAAACTATTAAAGAAGTTACTGCTTATGATAACTTTTATCTAGCCGGTAAAATTAATATTTACACTTGGTTCTTTGGTTTTGCAACTTACTCTCCAAATGCAACAATTAAAGTTTTAAAAGAATGTGTAATTGATATGTGCGAAGAAAAAGGTCTTATTGTTGACAGTAACTTTTATGGTAGTGAAGATGATAAAAAACTTTCTTTATCAGCTACAATTGTAAAAGAAGTTTATAACGGTAAATTAACAGTACTTAATTTACTTCAAGATTTGTGTGAGTGTTCTGCAAAGTTTGCTTTTTGTGATGGGGAAGGAAGTATTAAGTTTAAGAAATTACCACAAGAAAAGGATGTAACAGATGTTTATACTGTTGGCTATTATACAGACTTGAATTTTGAAGATTACACAGTTGCTAAGATAACTAAAGCAAGATTTAAGTACAACAAGGATAAGACCTACACAGAAAACATAGTAACCACATCAGGTAAACAAAATTATTATGACGGTGATAACAAATTTATCTCTTGTAATACAGAGAAAACTCTTGTTAGTAAATTTATAAGACCCTCAGGTGCAGTTTATGGTGGATGGATGTTCTATGAATACCGACCTTTTAGCGTTAACCTGTTTGACCGTTGGTGGCTAGAACCTGGTGATACTATACAGTTAAATACAGGAGTAGAGGACACTCCAATAATTACAAGTACAATTTTTAACAGAACTTTATCCGGAACAGTTGGCCTTACAGTCCAAGTAAGTACAGAAAGTTCAGAATATCAAGGAGATGATGATAAACAATGGGCTACAACTTAATTAATTGGGAGAATAGTCCCAGTAAGCAAACACCAATCAATGCAGAAAATTTGAACCAAATGGATGAGAATATAGCTAAAGCTATTCAAGGTACTAGGTTCAATTTTTCTGCAACCTTTACAGCAGACAATGTGCTAAAGAACACAACATCAACGAAAGCATTGGGTGCAGGTAGTTTTGCGACAAGTCAGACAGATATTGTAACAGTATTTGTTGCAGATAATGTTACAAAAATTAATAGTGGTACATTTAGTGGGTGTACCTCATTAAAGACAATTTATATTGATAACACAGTTGGCAATGTTGAAATTGTAAGTGGTTCAGTACCATCAGGTGTTAGTATTGTTTACTCAAATGATGGTAACTTCATCAATGTAAATGAACTATTAGCAAGTGCTATTAGGTCATTAAAGTCATCAGTTAACACAAATAGAACTGATTGGGAGAACAGAGCAACAAGTATTGAAGCTCAGCACAAAACAGATGTACAAACTTTAAACGCTAATATTAGTCAGGTTGCTGACAATTTACAGATTGTCAAAGAAACAGCACAACGAGAAATTGCAACAACTAATACGAATGTAAATGGCAAGGAAAGCCTATCTAATAAGGTTGATGTGATTACACACCCTAGCACAACTACTTATCCTAGCGTAAAAGGTGTGTGGGATTTTGTTGAAACAAAGTCAGAACAACCACGTGCAGACATTGCACAGAACAAAGCTGATATTGTTGTATTGAAAGTAGATAAAGTTGATAATACAGACTTTAATGCATACAAGACAAGCAACGATACAGCAGTAAAGCAGAACGCTACAGACATTGTACAACTTAAAGCAGATGTTTTACAAAACGCTATTAAAGTCACAACAGATAAGTCAACTAGCATTGTGCTTAATGATAGTAGTGATTGTAACATTGTTGGGTTAACTTTGTACGGTAAATCAACTCAAAGTGCAATACCTACACCAACAAATCCTGTTGATATTAATAATATTAACAATCCGAGTATCACTTTTTCAAATGATAGTGACAGACAAAGTAATAATATACAATGCACATTAAGAGGTATAGGAAATGTGTGTGATACTCTAACAGTAAATAGTGATGGTACAGGTTACATAACACAAAGATTATTTGTAGAAAGAATCACATCACAGAGAAAGTCAACCAGCCTCGAATGGAATTATTCAAAAGCAACCCATAGATTTTTCAGAAACGACTATTCATATTCATTTGATGTGAAAGACAACAAACCTTTGATTTTATGTAGTCATCTTGATGTAGGAGAAAATGAAAAGAATACTGCTTTTGATAATTCAATAGGTTGGATAAATGTTAGTGGTGTTGGAATTGCAATCAGAATGACTGAATTAGATGGTGATATTGCAAAATTTAAAAAGTGGCTTGATGACAATGAAGTGTATGTTGTAGCACCACGGTCAAAACCCATTACCGTTAATTTGTCAAAAGATGAAGTAGATAAAATAATATCACTACATACTTACTATCCAAATACAACTATTATTGCAGACTGTGATTGTCAAGTTGAATATGTTGCTGATACTAAAAACTACATTGACAACAAAATCATTGAAGTTGCTACTGCCTTGGTAGCACACGAAAGTGAGGTGATGTAATAATGTTTAGCTTACATGATTTTGTTTTTAAGACTTTAGAAACAATGAAGAACAGACTGGATGAATACCAAGTCAGAGCATACGCACTAAGCTGGTATAGTAAGTCTGTTTTAACTGATGAAGATATGAACACAATCGACAGTTGGTACTCAACTGAAGAAACTGAAACAACTAACGAAGATACAGAAAACTCAAATAGTGACTTTGAAGATGTCACAACAGATACGGAAAAGGAGAATTAAGATGAAAGAATGGATTTGTACTGCTATTGGTGCAGTAGGTGGACTTTTTGCATGGTTGTTTGGTGGTTGGGATACTGCTCTGGTAACACTATGTTTATTTATGGCTATTGACTATGTGTCAGGTCTTGTTGTTGCAGGTATATTCCACAATAGCAAGAAAACATCCTCAGGTGCATTGGAGAGTAAAGCCGGTTGGAAAGGCTTGTGTAAAAAGGGTATGACCCTATTGTTCGTATTAATTGCGTATAGGCTTGATTTAGCAATTGGTACTAGTTACATAAGAGATGCCGTAATCATTGGTTTTATGGCTAATGAACTAATCTCTATCGTAGAAAATGCCGGTTTAATGGGTTTACCATTACCGGCTATTATTAATAAGGCTATTGATGTATTACAGAACAAAGGAAAGGATGATAACTAATGTCATACAAACTGAAAAAATTACATACAAAGTGTAATTATGAAAAAGGCAACACTGGAAGAAAGTATATAGTAATTCATTATACGGGTAATACAACTGATACAGCAAAAGCTAATGCTAATTACTTCTATAACACAAATAGGGGAGCCTCAGCACATTATTTTGTTGATGATACCAATGTATATGAGGTGGTATCACCTAACAATACATCTTGGGCAGTTGGTGTTAACTATGGTCACAACAATCTGTTTGGCAAGTGTACTAACTACAATTCAATCAATATCGAAATGTGCAGTACCAAAGGTAAAATTTCTGACAAAACTTTTGCAAATACAGTAGCGTTAGCAAGAAAGCTAATGAATACATACAATATTCCTGCAAGTCATGTTGTTAGACACTATGATGTGTGCAGTAAGATTTGTCCCGGATGGTCAGGATGGGTAGGTGACAATGAAACAATTTGGAAGAAGTTTAAGAACCAACTTAAATATAACCATTGTGTTGTCACTAAAGAAAGCATACTAAGACAGAAAGCATATGTTGATGTTATTTGTAACACAAGCAAAAGCGTCACTACAGTCAAGAAAGGCGCTAAGGTACAACTTGTTAAGGACTTAGGTAATGGTTGGTCACAGGTCAAATATGGCAATAAATCAGGCTATATTGTTAATTCACATCTTGATGATAAGAGCCTATCTAAGTACAACAAAATTACTGTTCTAAAAGGCAATACTTATTCAAGAGTTAGTAATGGCAAAATTGCATATACTAAAAAGCTGGATAAGAATAGAGAGTTTACTGTAATTGCAGTTATTACATCAGGCAAATATAAGGGTTATAAGTACCTTTATCGTAACCTTAAGTATTATCTAGTTAGATAATTTAAACATTAACGATAATAATTAATTTTTGAAATTCTTTCGTTAATTTTGAAAACTTAAAACACTATTTTCAAAGTTTTTAAACGATTTTCAAAATTATAAAAGAGATTTTCAAAACTTTTGAAATGCTTTGAAATGTTTAATTAAAGTTTTAAAATTTTAAGCAAACTTTTAAAACATATCAGTAATTTTAAAAAAAATCAGTAAAACAAAATCAATTTTTCGTGCAAAGAAACCCCACAGCAGTATCAGAACTGTTGTGGGGTTGTTTTACTTTTGTTAACATATTTTTATTTACTCGTTACACTTTAGATTTTGTAAAGAAAAATCTCTAAAATACGGTATTTGCGTTTTGATAGCATAAATAAGTTGAAATGACAAGTCCTTGATTGGGGTACGGATGTTTAAATCATTAGCGTTAATTGTCTTTATTAAAAAAGATATATTATAGTCAATATGAGCGGCTGTTTTGTCAGTAAGATGTTTTATAAAGGTGTAAAGTGATAAGTCGTAGTAACCAATTTTATTTAATAATCTTAATAATTGTCCACTATAATCAACACTTTTTAGTTTCTTACCTTCGAATGTTTTACCCATACATTCTAAAAAACAGTCAGTAAACAATCCTTTAAAAGTATCTTTGTCATTTGGCTTCATTTTATTACAAATTTGTTTAAATATAATGTTATCAAAATACGGATATACATCGTCGGGTTGTATAGTGTGATAGGCTATATTTTGTTCTCTCCATTCATTGATACTAATCCAGTTATTAATATCTTTATCAAGTGAATAGGGACCACAAACAATACAAAAGCCTTTGCTCAATTTGTCACAATGTAAAATATTACCTTTTAATGGTGGCATCTTAAAATCAGGGCATACCTTTTCCAAAACATTATTTTTCTTTTCACACAATAATTTTCTTAGATTAATTGCAAGAATTTTATCAATTGCGTCATTATATCTTATATCATCTTTTCCATAATCTAAGGTTATCATCATAGCAGTGAGATCTGTTTTTATTTCATCAATAATTCCTTTTTTAGAAAGAGCCATCTCATTAACAAAATTTAATTGTGGTTTATATTTTTCGGTCGTCATATTATTCTCCAAAGTATTAATATTTACATCTTATTAATACATCATATAAATATAAAAGTCAATAAATATGATTAAAATTACACATTTGAATTTAACATAATTGAGTCATATTTGAGTCATACTTCTATAAAATATGACTTATTTTTATTAAAAATATTAAACTTTAAATAAAGATATTTTTACCTTAATAGTCGCATATCTAAGCCATTATTTATAATGTTAAAATATAGTAATCATAACATTTGAAGTATGCACCCCCATATTGTGTAACTATAATTTTGGCAAGTTTTGGGTTAGTTTGTTTTATTCTGATAGGGTACTGAAGTCTTTTTTCATATACAAACAT